TATTGATGCCGCGATCGAAGCCATCAGTATCGGGAAAGATGATCGCACAACTACAAACATCCAATCTAGATCAGCAGTGACGATAGGAAATCTACTATTGAAAGACTTCCAGAGTCTTAATTCTAACTACTCTGTTAATGTGGGGCATCTTCCAGTTTCTGTTCACGACTATATGGTGTGGTTTCAAAAGAAGGTTGTAGACAGACAAACCAAAGTTTGGTCATTGATGAACTTTGTGCGTGACGCTTTCGGAGATCTTATCTTTACATCGCTTGGAGAGGGGTGCTCAACGAAGATCAGGCAGCCGAGCCGACCTGCGTTTGCTGTAATGGAATCGATTGGTGTTCAAGATGTAATAACAAGGTGTGGGAAAAAAAAGTTTAGAGATGTAATACCTAGATTACCAGTTGTCTGTTTGGATAAAATTAGAATAGAAAACATAAAAAATCAAAAAAAAGGCCGAGCTGTGTGGGATGGGGGGGCAGGGCCTTACCTCAAGAATAGGCGACTGGCGGGTTTATTGGCAACCCCACAGGCACCGTCAATGTACCAACCACATCAACAAGCTAAAAATGTATTTACGTATTTTTATTTTTTTGGAGAGCCAATAGATATAGGTGGTTGGACCGGAAATAGAAGATCAGACGAGAAGTTAGGGGTTTTTCATTTCGACCTCGCCGCAGCATCAGGTATAGTTAAGTCTATAGATTTTAAAAAGGTGGCTTTCCAAGCTCTAAGGGCCCAAAGAATAGTGGAAGCATCTGAACACCTCGGTATTGGAGGCCAACTTTTGGACCAGTACGATGCTGATATTAAGTTATACGGTACACATTATTTTAAGCCGGGTATAATGATTTATATCGAAGATAGCCTCCCAAATAGTTTTGGTGAGAAAAACCCGAACATGAAGGGGATAATCGGGATTGGTGGATACTACATTATAACAAACGTTAGTCACGAGATTTCAGCGGGTAAAAACGAAACAACTATAAAAGCAGTCTGGCAAGGTTACGTAGGCACTGACTACAATAATAATAAACTAATTGGAAAAAGGGGAAGTTTTCACACTTGCAGTACTAAACCAAATGAATATTATTTTTCTTCCGGGGCAAAGAATTTATGTAGGGGCCGCGCATCGCCATTTAACTACGTAAAGAGTGCTCAAGCTGGCTGTCTCCATGGGATAGAGCAAGACTCAGATGTCCCCTTCCCAGCTATCTCTAGGTCTCAGAGTGTGAGGCAAAGCAAAGCGGAGCAAACAAGGACCTCACCGAAGGTCAAGACAAAGACACCTAAACGAAAGAAGGATTAACAGGTTGACTAATTTTATTGGAAGTAACATTTTGGGGTCGTTTAGATCTTTTGAGTCTAGGAAAAGGTTTAAGGAGATGGCATACGCAGCTTCAACCTTTGACCAAAGCCTCCTATTCGATTTTATGTATGAAAACCCTTTATATGGTAAAGTTGACCACTTTTTCGACACAGTGTATCCTATTAAAGATTCGATGGTTCCATTTCGATTTACTGAAGCCCGCGTTTTTGCCCTCCCGTTTGTTGTTGACGCATTTGAGGCACTGCAACGGCATATTCATGACGCCCACCGACACAAAAAAATAAATTTGAATAATTCTTTTTTAAGATCGTCTAAAGTCGTGAGAGCATACTCAGACCCAGAAGAAATGTACAGGATTCACCTTGAAGGTTATATTGGCACTTTTTCAACCGAATATCTTTTTCGGAGCCAACTACATGAAAAGATTTATAATTTTCACGATTTTTTTAGAGAATTTAGAAAGTATTTAAGTGGTCGAGTCAAAAAGAGGCCGCTAACGATGTCGGGCTTTGTGAAGTCTAAGTATTGTACCAATGCGATAAGCGGATTATTCCTAGAGATTTCTGAGCAGAGGGAATCAGTCGATTCTGCAAAATACCAACAATATATATCGGATATTAATTTTTCTTTCTATGTTCATGCTAGTAGGAAATTTGGCTTTTATATTGATCGTAACTGCCCATGGAGACTGATTGCCGACGTCTCTTCTTCAGAGATGTACAAGTATATGAGAACCTATCAGGTTGATAGTGTACAGGAACTATTCTCTTCATTTTATATAAAATCCTTCATGAACGACATATATATGATCAAGACTACACTTTTTGATATGTATAACGATTTTGTAAGAGAGTTTCCAGTTGTGCAGAAATCTATTTTGAAGGGATGTTCTGAGATCAGAGGTAGGGCTTCGATAAGAAACCAGAGTTATCATGCAGTAATAGCGAAAGAGGACCGAGAGTTTATCGAGTTAAGCGATTATTCTGAAAAATATACTGATTTATATTGGCTTATTTTTTATTTTCAGCTAAAGTGTCTGGAGTACAAATTAACTTGGGACAGCTCTGTCTTAAGAGCCAAAGAGAGGAGATATATTACACATTATAAAAGACATATTCGTCTACCAAACAGTACGAGGTTATCAGGGTTCACACTTGTCCTGAAAATGATAAATAACGATATTATGACATCGACAGAGAACAGACACAAGAGATTTACCGGACAAAAGGAGAACAATGTTATTTCAAGTTATTGACAAGAAAAACAAATGCCCAGAAATATTCTACGACGGTAAAATCCTAAAATTTGAAAACCATGACGAACTTACCAGAACTTGGTCTTACACCTCCCACCTTAAAAAGGCAAAAATAGAGTGTGCGAATCTTTATTGTGGTGGAAAAACACCGGATGAAGTTTGCCCTGATCACATTAGGCAAGAATGGACAGAAGTCAGCAAGAAAATGAAGTCTTTCTTAAAATCGTTTATAGCTGCAAAAATCTCACTAGATGAATTCTGTATGTTCAACATGATCCCGGAGAAATTTCTTCTCGAATTCTTTCATGTAAAGAACAAGATAACCGATCACGTTCTTGAAACCTACCAAAAACCAGACAACTATGACTTTCTTTATAATCTTAACCGGGTTCTGACCTCGATTTCCGATAAGAGGCTAAATATCGACGAAAAAGCCCTTGAGAATCTTTTTGAGACCTACGGTGCACATAGAAAGCTGTCGAGGCTCTCTGAGTCTGGAAATCGGGTTGTATATAACCTTTTTGGGACAAAAACGGGAAGGTTAACCACAAGACCAAACTCTTTTCCAATTCTTACTTTAAAGTCTAACTATAAGGAACTTATCCTTCCAAATAATGATTGGCTACTTGAATTAGACTTTAACTCAGCGGAGCTTAGAACCCTCCTTTCTCTTGCCGGTCACAAACAACCCGAGGAAGACATTCATCTGTGGAATAAAGAAAATATTTTTAAGGATGAAACTTTATCGAGGCAAGAGGCAAAGACAAAGATATTCGCTTGGTTATATAACTCGACTAGTCAAATGCCAGAAGCCGAAAAGATTTACGATAGAAAAAAAATAAAAAATGAATATTTCGACGGCTCAATCGTCAAAACATTGTTCGATAGAGAGATACAGGCGGATAATCATCACTCACTGAATTATATTATCCAAAGCACGACAGCAGACTTGCTCCTAAAACAAATGATTAAGATTCACGACTTCTTAAAAGATAAAAAATCATATGTTGCCTTTTGTGTTCACGATTCGATTGTGATTGATTTGTCAATAGAAGACCGAAGTTCTCTGGAAGAGCTTGTGTCTCTATTCGCAGACACCGACCTTGGAAAATTTAAGGTCAACGCTAGTGTTGGAGATAATTATGGAGACCTGAGGAAGTTAAATGTATAGTATTATAGGGTTAGGGAATTGTGGTTGCGAAGTAGCAAAAAAATTTGAACAATTCGGTCACTATTTCGTCAAATACACAGACTCAGAAGAGAGAGGCTCTCGAAATCTTCTGATCCCGGAGTGTAAGACTCCAGAACTATACGAACAGTACGATCCAGATTTTAGCTCATTTTTTGAAGACATTGGGCCAGAGGTTTGCTTGATCTTGGGGGGATCGGGTAAAATCACTGCTTTATCTTTAAAATTACTAGAATCTATTAAAGACAGAGATATAACTGTCTTATATATAAGACCTGACTTAGAATTATTGTCCGGCAACGCCTTACTGATGGAGAAGGTAACGTTCAATGTGTTGCAGGAATACGCTAGGTCTGGCTTGTTCAAAAGAGTGTTCATTGTCTCCAATGAACTGATGTCCACCCTGATTGGAGATGTGCCAATTGCTAAATATTATGATTCGATTAATGAGTATTTGTCATCTATCTACAACATGGTAAAGGTCTTTGAAAACACAAAGCCTTTGATGACAAAATTCTCCAGTGTATCTGACATATCGAGAATTGCGACATTTGGTGTGCTCGATATGTTAACCGGCGAAGAAAAGTTTTTGTACCCCCTTAAAAATATAAAAGAAAAGAGATTATTCTTCGGAATACCCCAAAAAGAACTGGAGGAAAATGGATCCCTTCTAAAAGAAATTACGAACCAATCGAAAACTCTGACTTCTAGTCTAAAAACAGAGTTTGCAATCTATTCCACAAACTACGAAAGCAGTTTCTGCTACACAGTAAATTATTCTTCACAAATTCAAGATTAATCTTGGCTAAAAAACAATAATAGTGCTATAATACACCTTCTTTAAATGGCACTATAACAACAGGAGTTTCTCATGGCTATTGATATGGCAAAAATTAAAGCGCGTCTCTCAAAGCACCAAACAAAATCAGCCGGGGGAGGAGGAAAGTCTGATTTCTTTGAGCTTCCTCTTGACACACCAAAGACCATCCGAGTTCTCTGTGGTGCAGATGGAGACCCTTTTAAAGATTACCGAATCCATTGGGATTTTAAAAAGCAAACAGGCGGGCGTCCTTTCATGGATCTTCACTACAATTTCGGTAAGCACGACCCCATTTACAATGCTTGTCAAGAGATGTGGGCAGAATTCAATAAAGACAAGACACAGGTTCATGTCAAGGATTTAGCAAAGGCCCTAACACCTTCTGAACAATACTACTGCTGGGTTATAGAGCGGGGAGCTGAAGATGAAGGCCCGAAGCTCTGGAATTTCTCAAAGAATGTTTATGGAGATATTCTTATGCTCATGACAGACCCAGATTATGGCGACATCTCGGATCCAGTCGAAGGCAACGATCTCAAGGTTCTTAAATACAAGGGTGACAACGGCTGGAACGCAATTAAGATGACGGCTCGTCCTCGAAAGACTGCGATTTTTGATGACGATCCCTCTGGCTCACGAGCACTAGAGATCATGAGAAATCTACCTGAGGTCTCTTCTAAGCTAAACAAGATCAGTGTAGAGGAACAGGGTAGAATCTTGGACGCTTTCTTATCCCAAGGGATACCAGCGGAGGAAGTCTCTTCAGAGACCACCAAATACTCCTCTGCTCCGACAACCACTCAGGTTGATAAAGCCTTTAGTAATTTCTTGTCAGCGTAGCTCTGACTCTCTCCTAACTTGGTGGGGCGTCCTGCTCCACCTTTCAACCACGGTAAAAAAATGGCTCGAAAAAATAAAAAAAACAAGATTGGTCTATCTGCGGGTGATATTCGCTCTTTGATCAATAAATCATCTGGCTCCGAGTTGGCTTTCAATTTGAAAGACGACAACCCGACTGATGTGATTGATTGGATTCCCACTGGGTCTCGATGGTTAGATTCTATGGTATGTCGCGGGAAAATGGCTGGGGTGCCAGTCGGCAAAGTTACAGAGATCGCCGGTCTGTCGGGAACCGGGAAATCTTTCTTGGCAGCGGTCATCTCTGCACATGCCCAGAAAAAGGGAATAAAGGTGATTTATTTTGACAGCGAGAGCGCACTGGATTCTAATTTTTTGTCAAATGCGGGATGCGACGTTGAGGAACTGGTGTATGTCCAACCAGAACATGTCGAGGGGGTTCTTGAAACAATAGAAGCTGTCCTTGCAGGCTCGGATGATAGATTTCTGTTTGTTTGGGACTCTTTGGCTTTCACCCCCGCTCTAGCTGATCTCGAAGGGGATTACAATCCGCAGTCTTCAATGGCAGTAAAACCAAGGATTCTGGCGAAAGGCCTTCCAAAACTCTTAACTCCTCTTGCTAACTCTCAATCTACTTTGTTGGTCCTCAACCAACTTAAAACAAATATTACCAGCAACAGGTCTGAAATTTTTACTACCCCCTATGTCACGCCGGGCGGTAAAGCACTGGTGTATTCTTACTCTCTCCGGATTTGGCTTACCGGTAGGAAGGCAAAAGCTTCTTTTATTAAAGACGAAAAAGGATATAATATTGGATCAGAAGTAAAGGTGAAACTAGAGAAATCGCGCTTTGGCTCTCAAGGTCGCCAGTGTACCTTTAAGATCCTTTGGGGGGATGAAGTAAAAATCCAAGATGAAGAGTCGTGGTTTGAGGCAATCAAACCGTCAGAATACGTCAAAAACGCTGGCGCATGGTTTTCCCTAGTGATGCCCGACGGATCAGAAATTAAGTTTCAAACTGCACACTGGTTAGACAAACTCCAAGAAGAACAATTCCGAGCCCGAGTGCTTGAACTAATGGACGAAGAAGTAATCACCAAATTTAAAAATAGAAGTGGTGACGCATCAAATTATTACAACATCGATAACGAAGAAGGTGAAGAATGAAAAAAGCTGAACGGGTATTGATAATCGACGCACTTAATATGTTTATTCGAAACTATATTGTAGACCCTTCCTTGTCGGTTGATGGCCATCCAATTGGCGGTGCGAAGGGCTTTATGAAAAGTTTACAAAAGACCGTAAGAGAGGTCAAACCCGATCAGATAATCATTTGTTGGGATGGCATAGGGGGCAGCCGCCGCCGCAAACAAACAAACAAAAATTATAAACAAGGTCGGTCTCCAATCCGACTTAACAGAAACATAAAAAACCTAACAGAAAATCAAGAAGTTCAAAACAAACACTGGCAACAGATCAGAGTTATAGAGTATCTTAACCGCTTACCTATAACTCAGTTCCGCATTGAGGGTCTTGAAGCCGACGATATCATAGGGCATATATGTAGATTACCTGAATACCGAGGGAAAGAAAAGGTAATTTTATCAATGGACAAGGACTTTATTCAATTGGTTGACGAGAATACTGTTCTTATGCGCCCAATCGCGAAAGAAGTGCTTAATCGAACAAAGATACTTGAACAATATAACATTCACCCAAATAACTTCGCGCTCGCACGCGCAATAGTCGGAGATAAATCCGATAACATTGACGGAGTTAAGGGGGCAGGTTTACCGACTATTGCGAAGCGATTCCCTTTTCTGAAGGAGGAAAAATCTTACTACACCTCTGATATTATTGAACATTGTGAGGAAATAGACAAACAACTAGTGATTCATAAGCGGATTTTGGATAGTGAGAAGATGATTCTTGCTAACTATAGAATCATGCAGTTATATTCACCGGCAATATCTCCGCAAGCGTCGTCCTCGATCAGCGAAAAACTCGATATAAAAGAGAGATTTTTCAATAAAACAGGGCTTTTACAGATGTTTATGGAGGACGGCATCGCAGAATTCAACTGGGCCGACCTTTACTCATGCTGCAAGCGAATATCATTTGAAGCAACAGGGTCGAATAAGTGAATAAAACCTTCCTATCCTCGTCTAAGATGTGTCTACTACTGAAACACACAATGAGGTTACTATGAACACCCCAGAACGTATGGGCTACGCATGTATCAACATGCAACTTTCCCAACCAAAGAATTTTGGACCCAACCCTAAAGCTCAAAAAGTATTCACCAACCGCACAATGATCCGCAGGACGTTTAACCAAAAGGGTGTTGATTATGCATCTTCTCTTGCCTTACAGAACTGCATAGACTTATACCAGATATTGAAGTGGAATCACGAAAATGGTTTTGATTTTTTTCGAATTTCTTCAAATTTGTTTCCATGGGCTTCCGAGTATGAATTTGAAGACCTCAAGGATTATGAAAACATCATTGACTGGCTAGATAAGTGTGGTCAATACGCGATCGCCACCAATCAGAGATTAACTACTCACCCCGGACCCTTCAACAAACTAGCCTCTCCACATGAGAGGGTGGTCAAAAATACTATTAAAGACCTTGAAATTCATGGTTGGATGATGGACAGACTGGGGATGCCTCGGACACCTTGGGCAAAAATTAATATTCACGTTGGCGCTGCGTATAACGACAAACCAATGGCTACTGGCAATTTCTGTAAAAACTTTGATAAACTTAGTGATTCTGTTAAGTCACGTTTAACTGTTGAGAATGATGACAAGAAATCGTTATATACAACTCATGAATTATACGATACCGTATACAAGAGGATTGGTACTCCATTGGTCTTTGATTACCACCACCACGAGTGCCACTCTGACGGGGTACCTGAAGCGGAGGCTCTCAAACTTGCTGCGTCTACATGGGGCGATATAACCCCTGTGGTACATTATAGTGAGTCGCGAGCCAAAGAACAGTCGGATGACTCAATCAAAGTACAAGCCCACTCCGATTATATCTATAGGCCAATTGATACTTATGGCGCAAAAGTCCATTGCATGGTGGAAGCAAAGCGCAAGGAACTCGCTGTATCTACATGGCGAGAAAAACATAAAATTATTTAGTCCGTTAACCAAGGCTTTTAGTAGTTATTAGTACCAATAAAGCCACTCTTTCCAACTAAACCTTTTCTCCCTGAGGGCATAATGAATTCGACTCTAACTACTAAGGAAGACTTTTCCAGATTTGGGAAAACCTTCCAAGAAAGCCTGTGTCAATTGATATTACAAGATAGACCGTTTGCAGACCAGATTGGTGAAGTATTAACTCCTTCTTTCTTTGAACTGAGGTATTTACAAGTCTTTTCTGCTAAAATATATGAATATAAAGAGAAATACAAACTTCACCCAACTTATGATATTCTCCTGTCAGTCTTGAGATCAGATTTGAATGGCGAGAATGAAGCTGTAGCTCAACAGACTAGAGATTACTTTGCTAGGCTTATGGCGAAGGGAGCAGATGTTGACGGTATCGAATATATAAAAGAGACCTCTCTGGATTTCTGTAAAAAACAAAAGCTTAAAGAAGCAATATTAAAATCGATTAATCTATTAAACGGTTCTTCTTTCGAGGAGATAAGGACACTTATTGACGGTGCATTGAAGCTTGGGAATGATAACGATTTTGGGTATGAATATTTTCAGGACTTTGAAACCAGATATGTTCCACGATATCGGAAGCCCGTGTCTACTGGTTGGTTAAGAATGGACGAACTTACTCAAGGTGGACTAGGGAAAGGCGAACTTGGTGTCGTTGTCGCACCAACTGGTGCTGGTAAATCCATGGCCCTTGTCCACCTTGGGGCTGAGGCCGTCTCCAACGGCCACAGTGTTATTCATTACACTCTAGAATTGCAGGATACAGTGGTGGCTAAGAGATATGATAGCTGTATCACTGAGATTCCGCTATCAGAGCTTGACAGTAGAAAAAACGAGGTCTTGGATATAGTGAAGAACATCGAGGGAGAGCTAATTGTTAAGGAGTATCCGACAAAATCTGCCTCAACTCGGACTCTGGCTTCTCACCTAGAGAAGATAAGAATGCATGGTAAAAAGATCGACATGATTATAGTGGACTATGGAGACCTACTCCGCCCCGTAGAGAGAAGAAAAGAAAAGAGGAATGAGCTGGAGTCGATCTACGAAGAATTGAGAGGGCTGGCTCAAGAATACCAGTGTCCCATTTGGACAGCGAGCCAAACTAATCGATCGGGCTTAAACGAAGAAGTGATCACAATGGAGTCTATATCAGAGGCTTTCTCCAAATGTTTTGTCTCAGATTTGATTATGACTTTATCTCGGACAATCGAGGATAAGAACACCAACAGTGGCCGAATCTTTGTTGCAAAGAATAGAAACGGAGCAGATGGGATTGTGATACCAATCTTTATGGACACTTCTTGTGTGAAGATAAGAATCTTGCCAAAAGGTGAAGCAGCAGAAGAAGGTGCCTCAGTGAAGAGCCTAAAAGAAAAGAACATAGAGCTTAGAAAAAAATATATTAACAAAAGACGTGAACGAAAATAGGAGAGTCACCAATGGAAAAATCAGCACAAATCTTATCAGAAATTGTTACCTTTATGAAGTACGCTAAGTATATTCCAGAGAAATACAGAAGGGAGACTTATAAAGAAATAGTTGACCGAAATAAATCGATGCACCTGAAAAAACACCCTTCGCTCAAGAAAGAGATTGATGAGGCATATACTTTTGTTTACGATAAAAAAGCCTTACCCTCTATGAGATCTATGCAATTTGCGGGTAAGCCAATTGTGCTGAATAATTCTAGAATATTTAACTGTGCCTATTTGCCTGCAGAATCTGTGGCCGCCTTTAACGAAATTATGTTTCTTCTACTTGGCGGCACTGGCGTGGGTTTCTCAGTCCAGAGGCATCACGTTGCAAAACTGCCACCGGTGATGTTCCCTCGTGTCAACCCCAAAACTGGTAAGTTTAAGCGACGACGGTATGTTATCTCCGACTCGATCGAAGGATGGGCAGACGCGGTTAAGGTTTTGATGGAAGCTTATTTCTATCAGAAGTCTGATCCGGATTTTATCTTTGACGACATCAGACGAAAGGGTGCCCGACTGATCACTTCTGGTGGGAAAGCTCCCGGACCACAACCACTCAAGACTTGCCTGTTCAATGTAAGAAAGGTTCTCGACGCTAAGACTCCCGGGGAGAACCTTCGACCTATCGAAGTTCACGATATCATCTGTTACATTGCCGACGCGGTTCTTGCAGGCGGTATTCGTCGCGCCGCACTTATTTCTCTTTTTAGCTTCAACGACGAAGAAATGATGTCTGCCAAATCTGGCTCTTGGTGGGAACTTAACCCGCAAAGAGCACGAGCGAACAACTCAGCCGTTGCGTTGAGGCACAGGGCAACTGAGCTTGAGTTTTTTAACTTCTGGGGTAGAGTAAAAGAATCTAAGTCTGGCGAGCCGGGCGTTTATTTCTCGAACAACCAAGAATGGGGAGCAAATCCCTGTGTTGAGATTGGGTTGAGACCATATCAATTTTGTAATCTCGTTGAAATAAATGGTTCAGACATAGATGGTCAAATCGATCTTGAGCAAAGATGCCGCGCCGCAACAACTATTGCAACCCTGCAGGCCTCTTACACCGACTTCCATTATCTGCGCGAGGTTTGGAAGGAAACAACGGAGAAAGACGCATTAATCGGTGTGTCAATGACGGGCATTGCTTCAGGCGCAGTGCTTGACTTGAACCTTAGGAGTGCCGTAGCCATTATACGAAGTACCAACGAAGAGATGGCACAGAAACTTGGAATCAATCCGGCAGCAAGATTGACCTGTGTCAAACCAGCGGGGACAACTTCATGTGTTCTTGGTACTTCTTCTGGTATCCATGCATGGCACAACGAGTGTTATTTCCGAAGAATCCGAGTCGGGAAGAATGAAGCAATTTATGCTCATCTCCAGAAACATCACCCTGAGCTTGTCGAAGATGATTTTTTCTCTCCATCGACACAGGCCGTGATCACCGTCCCAATTAAAGCTCCGGAAGGCGCAATCACAAGACAAGAATCAAATATTGATTTTCTTGAGAGGGTCAGAAAATTCTCTGTTGAATGGATTCAAGAAGGTCACATTAAGGGGCAAAATTCACACAATGTTTCCGCCACTGTTACAATCAAAGAGGACGAGTGGGAGTCAACAGGTGAGTGGATGTGGGAGAACAGGAATATCTTTAATGGTTTAAGTGTTCTTCCTTATGATGGAGGAACCTATGTTCAAGCTCCGTTCGAAGACTGTACAGAAGAACAATATCAAGAACTGTTCTCGAAGTTGACGAACATCGATCTCAGGGACGTGCTGGAATATGACGATGACACAAACCTGCAAGGAGAAATAGCTTGCGGCGGCGGATCTTGTGAAATTAAATGAATAAAGACCCTGCTCGACGTCAAAGGGTCGAGCAGGGTCAACAGGGGGGTATATGAATGATACAAAACAATGCAACAAATGCAAAGAAGTAAAACCTGTAACTGAGTTTTTTAAGGATAGAAGAGCGAATAGGAGTGGAATAAAAGCACGCTGCAAATCTTGTGTGCGTCAACAGCAGAAACAATACCGCGAAGCAAACAAAGAAAAGATAGCTGAGTATAAGAAACAATATCGCAAAGCAAACAAAGAAAAGCTCCTTGAGTATAAGAAACAATACCACGAAGCAAACAAAGAAAAGATCCTTGAGGGTAGTAAGAGATACTACGAAGCAAACAAAGAAAAGCTCCTTGAGGATAGGAAGAGATACCGCGAAGCAAACAAAGAAAAGATAGCTGAGCGTGAGAAACAATATCGCAAAGCAAACAAAGAAAAGCTCGCGGAGGGTAGTAAGAGATACTACGAAGCAAACAAAGAAAAGATAGCTGAGCGTGAGAAACAATATCGCAAAGCAAACAAAGAAAAGATAGCTGAGTATAAGAAACAATATCGCAAAGCAAACAAAGAAAAGGTAGCTGAGTGTGAGAAACAATATCGCAAAGCAAACAAAGAAAAGATAGCTGAGCGTGAGAAACAATATCGCAAAGCAAACAAAGAAAAGATAGCTGAGCGTGAGAAACAATATAAAAGAAAGAGAATGGCTAGCGACCCTGCATACAAACTGAGAAATAGAGTATCCTCAGTTGTACGCAAGATTTTAAAGTCTCAAGGAAAACGAAAGGGCGGTTCAACTTTTGAACATCTTCCTTATACATCTAAAGAACTTAAAGAACATATTGAGTCCCTCTGGGAGCCTTGGATGAACTGGGATAACTGGGGAATGGTTTCCAAAAAAAGAAGAACATGGCAGGTGGACCATATCATACCACAAAGCCGCCTAATCTATGATTCTCTTCTGCACCCCAACTTCCAGAAGTGCTGGGCTCTAAGCAACCTTAGACCCCTCTGTTCTCGGGAGAATCTGGAGAAGAGCGATAAGCTCCTGACAGAAGAAATTAAATGAATAAACAACGCCCCCTTTCGTCTAAGGGGTGCAACGATAACAAAGGAGACCTAATGTCAAACGAAGAAAAACAACAGCATATCATTAACTATGTAAAATCTCTCGCGGCCATCGAAGGTGAGATGGAACCGTACAAAGAGAGTCGCAGAGAACTGCGAAAAAACTATGTGGACAACGATTACCTGACCAGAGGAGAAATACGAATGGCTGTCAAAGCGTACCGAATGATTCAGAACGATGTTGACTTAGAAGAGCTTAACGAAATGTATAGCAAACTTACTTCTAAAATGTTGTAATGAAAATAATAACGAGAGCTACTATTATTGGGAGAAAACAATAGATGGAAGAAAAAGTGTTTCACAAATTCAAGCCGCGAAATCGACATCTTCACATTGAAATCTGTGAAGAACACCAAGAAACCGAGGATATCTTCGAGTGGGAAGAGGACAAAACCCTCATCCAGAGGAATGAAAATGTCCTAGTTCGAGTATTGGCGGTTGCTCCAAATTGCAGTACGGGAATTACAACCGGGCAGTACGCCGTCGTTGAATCGAATATGATCCGAACACTCGAAGTCTCTGGATGGACTGTCAACGTTATCCTTGAGGGTTTTGTCCTCGGAGTCTTAGAAGAGGAATAGCAAAATAGTAATGCAAGACAAACAAGAGGAAAGTAATATTATGAAGAAACAAAAAATAGATCACCCTCCACACTATAACAGTGGGAATATCGAGGCAATTGATGTAATCGAAGATTGGGGCCTCGACTTTCACCTCGGTAATGCGGTTAAATATATTTGTAGGGCAGAATATAAGGGTTCTTACAAAGAGGATGTAAAGAAAGCAATCTGGTATCTCAAAAGAAGCTTGGATAACCTCGAACAAAGTAAAAAGAAAGAGAAAACATACAATCTCCAACTTGATCACTTCGCCAACCAAGGGGGGAATACTCCGTAATGAACGCATTTTTATTTTGCATTGCAATATATGCAGCAAACTTTCCACAAGGAGAAAGAGCCTGCGAACAAGCAGAATTAATTCTTGAATACTCAGAAAAATACTCATTAGACCCTACTGTTGTTACAAGCCTTATTTATTGGGAGTCTGGTTATTTTCCGAACCGAGTGTCCGAAGCTGGTGCCTGTGGCTTGACACAGGTGATCCCGAGGTGGACAGGTCCAGTCCTCGATAAGACCTATCGATGCAAGGATTTGAAAAACCCCGAGACTTCAATCAAAGTCGGCACACAAATCCTCGCACTTCATCTTCAAAGATCTAAGGGGAACTATAACCAAGCACTTTGCTTCTATAACCAAGGACTGCGCAGTTGTAATTCAAGATCTGTGAGGAAGCGAGGGACAAAATATTCTAGAAGGGTATTAAGATTGAGTAGAAAGCTCAAGAAAAAACTGGGGGAAACATCTGTGGGTGCTTCCCCTCTCTAATGGGCATCTATGAAAACAATTAAATCAAGGAGGTAACACATGAGGTTAACAGATAGGGAGAGACTGGAAATAATTGTGTACGCAACTCAAAATAGAATACCTTCTGCTGTCCCCTTTAGAGGGAAGGAATATACTTTAACACGCAAGGACACCCTCGCCGTAGGTAGGGCTATTTGGTACGTCTTTGTGCTGGGTTTTGGCCTGTCATCTGCCCGCGAAAAGACAAGGCAAGAATTCAAAGGAACCAAAGCGGCGATCATCAAAAGGGCACTAAACGCAGCGCTGCCGGAGGGTTACTCAAAAAGTCTAGAGGTGGCAAAACGTAAGGCCTTCATGAAAAGGATGAACTTGGCGAACGGACAAGAAGGAAAAGGAGGTTCAACTTGAAACAACGAATTGAATTATACGGAGATGGCATTGGAGCAGTAGAGTACGTCCAACACATGGGCGAGGATATCACAGTGGTGAACGCAGCCCGTGTCTCTTTTGGGGTCCACAAAAAAGAGATGGACAGCAAAGATAAAAAATTAGTTAAGTATCTTGTCGATCACAAGCACACCTCAACACTTGAGCACAACTGCGTTACATTTCGGTTTAAGGTTCCACTCTATATCAGAAGCCAACACCACCGCCACCGCACTTGGGCTTACAACGAGATTAGTCGGAGATACACAGGCTTTAACTTAGAATTCTACGAGCCAGAGGCGTTTAGGACACAGCATAAGTCAAACCGACAAGCATCAAATACTGAAGAGTTGATCAACCCAGTTATGCTTCTGGCAGATGGTAAATATAAAATATCTGTGTCTGAAGCGGTTAAAGGTCATCATAAAGTATCTCTAAACCTCTTTGAAGAACTTATTGAAGCAGGCGTCTGTCGAGAACAAGCAAGAGGGGTACTACCTCAAAACCTCTACACGGAGTATTATGGAACAGTTAATCTTAATAATCTTCTTAAATTTATTGAGCTACGAAACCATATGGGGGCACAATGGGAGATTCAAAAGGTAGCAGAAGCTTGTTTGGAAATCGCAGAAGAACTCTGGCCCATAGCAGTTAAATCCTATAGAGAGAGGAAGAAATGAAAAAAAGATTTTTATTGACAGCAGGAGATGAGTGCTATCCTCACCCCACTCACGATTGGGTGGGGTTTTTTGAGACGCGAGAAGAAGCGGAGCGGCATGTAGCACAAAGCCCTATCCACTGGAGAGAAGCCAAAATAACAATAAACGGACACTACAGAGATGTCGACTGGTATGAGATAGTAGATATCGAAAACTGGAAGTTAACACTTTACGACGAAGACGACATCTATCGATGGTGTCCAATAGATGATGCGAGAAAGGACTTGGAGAGGTTTGTAAAGGGAGGAGAATGAAGATTAAAAGCAAAAAAGTCAAAGATCATTTTGAACTTATGGTCGCTTCTCTTGATGATGAATTTTATAAAAACAATACTCACATGATAATAAAACCTCTTCCCGATTCAGAGGAAGAAGCTCTTGCTTTCCATGGGCCAGTTTTAGAACTTATAGACACAGCAAAGAAAACATTTTCGACAGAAGAACAAAAAGAGCTTGACAGTCTTATGCCTTGGTATGTAGCTTGGGTCATTAATAAATCGAAAGGGGAAGAATGAGTGTCATCGAATATGACAAAGTGGTGATAGGGAATACGGTAGAGGCACTATTGTATGCATTTTATCACGACTGTTATCTAATCCCTAATAATCAAGATAGACCAGATCATTTTAAGTTCATCTCCGAAGAGTTAGGAGAACAGATAGGGCTAAAAGACCCCATTAAACTTTTTAATGGGGTTGAGGAAGTCACCCTCGGCTTCTTTGAACTAAATCTATGGAAAAGACTTGCGATAAATCTGTCTCTCGTTGGCAGAGTTTACCCCCCCAGTCATATCGGCTCAATAAGGCTCGAAGAAAATCGAGTAAGAATAATTGCGACGAGTCCATATATAACAACGGTAAAATACAATGAACTTTTTATTTTTAGTGAGGAGGGGGTTCAGGGCTTATCTGCTCCCAAAAAAAAGAACAAAGAGAGACTAAGGATACTAGATTGGCTAGATATTCGGAAAATGGAACCTCACCCACTTGAATATATTAAAACGGATGAGGAAATAATGAACGAAATGTTTTTCTATCCCTCAGACAGAAGAGATGGGTTTAATCCAAGATTTAAAGACTGTTGTCTTATTTCTTATATAGACGCAGATAAGCTGCAAGAATTTGAATACTCCGATACCTATATAAGAATCAAAGCTCAAAATAAATTTAAGGAAATCGGTTTAAAAGGTAATGTCCACGACCGTGACCCGAAGAGGGCTTTTAAGAAAAAAAGAAGGATAATCCAAGTTACAACAAATATAAGAGACATAGTGAAGACGACTCGTCATCATTATGAAGATTATGATGACATCATATTTATGAATACAACATTAGATGAGGTGATCGATGGAGTTAAACAAAAGAAAGTTTTTGGCTGGAATAGTACCAGTGGCAGGCCAAAAATTAGATTTTAAATTTCCATGGCACGACTGCTGCCAGCCGATTGCACAAGATTATCTTGCAGTAGAAAGAGCGGCGGTTGAGTGTGCTTACGCTGGGGCTTCTTCTATCTGGATAATATGCAATGACGACCAACAACCACTCATAAGACATCGACTTGGGGATTATTTGGGTGACCCGACCTCTCTGAGACGCTCCAACTTTGTGGTCAGTAAAGAGGCGGAGATTAAGTATTGCCCCATTTTTTATGTCCCGATACATCACAGAGACCGCGATAAACGAGATTGCCTTTCATGGAGCGTGCTCCATGGTGCCATGACTGCCAACAAAATTACAAGCCTAATAAGCAAGTGGGCTCTCCCTGACCGCTTTTATATTTCCTTCCCCTATGGGGTTTACCCACCCCATCTCCTCCGATCTCAAAGGCAGAGAATCTTAAAGAACCAACAATTTTACATAACCTTTGGAGGTAAGACAGTCAAAGACGATGAATATCTTGGGTTCTCTCTAACTCAAGAGGATATACCGAGGTTAGCAAAATATGTCAGGAAGAAAGGGACGGGTAGATTCCTACCAAATCAATCACCTGAAGACTTGATTTATGGCCGATCCCCTGCCAAAGAATACCCAGTTGAAAAAAGAAATTCGGCACGATTCTTTTCGTTAAGTGATGTTTTCAACCAAGAAACAATGAGTGAAGGCGAGTTTCTAGAAATAGAAGAATATTCTAATATTGGTTCGTGGGAGGGGCTCCGAAGGTACTGGGCATCCGACCTCAGCAACAAGATTGTTCGTCCTTCAAAAAGGCTCCTTCAATATCATGAACTTGCCCCAACTACAGGTATTTTTGAATAAACGCCCCCTAAAACCGTCTAAATATCGACATGAACACAAGGAGGATTGATGAGCAATATAAAATTCGTAAACCTGCACGCACACGACGGCCACTCTATCGGAGACGGGCTTGGATACCCAGATGAACATTTTGATTTTGCGTTTAATAACGGACTTGACGCTCATGCCATCACTAACCATGGTCATATGAATTCGGTTCCCCATATTTTAATGCACACTGATAAGATGAAGGCCGAAGGTAAAGATTTTAAGGCTATTTATGGGGTTGAGGCTTATTTCACTCCGTCTATCGCAGAATGGCGAGTAGAATACGATAAGAAGAAAAATAAAAAGAGATCGAAGAAAGATCAAGAGATTACCGCCACGCTCATAGAAGACGAAAGTGAGGCGCGTCGAGTCAAGAATATCCTTAACCGACGAAGACATCTTGTTTTGCTCGCACAAAATCAAACAGGACTCAACAACCTATTTAAATTGGTATCGCTGTCTTATAGACCGGAAAACTTTTATCGTTATCCAAGAATAGATCTTGATATGCTCAAGAAATATAATGAAGGGATCATCGCAACGAGCGCCTGTCTTGGTGGCGTTTACGCGGGGTGTTATTGGGAGCACAAAGAAGAAGGTGAGCAGGCAGTGATGGACGCTCTTTCAGATATCACAGAGAAGATGTTAAATATATTCGATGACAGGTGGTACGCAGAGCTTCAGTGGAACGCGGTGCCCGAGCAACACGAACTTAACCACTATACTATTGCTATTGCAAAAAAATATGACATTCCTTTAGTGTCGACCGTCGACTCTCATTACCCAAACCCAGAAGCGTGGAAAGACCGAGAGCTTTATAAGAGACTCGCATGGCTCGGCAAGTCAATGCCCGAATGGTTATCTGGTGATCTACCTACTTCTGTTGATGACATTGGTTATGAACTTTATCCAAAAAATGGTGATCAAGTTTGGGAATCATATAAGAAATATACTGCAATACCTGAGATCACGGAACAAGTTGATTACGATGATCAAATCATACTTGAAAGTATTGAACGGACATACCATATCGCCCATGAGAGAATTGAAGACTTTAGGCCCGATACAACAGTTAGGTTGCCTTCGTTTGTATTAAAAGAGGGTGAAAACGAAGATTATACTCTTACCAAAGCTGCGATTGAGGGGCTGCGCTCCAAAGGATTACATCAGGACGAAAAATATGTCGATAGGCTGCGCAGGGAATTGAATGTGATTAGTGGTCGTGGCTTTTCTAAATACTTTTTGACTATGAAAGCCATCTCTGATAGGGCGCAAGAGATATCTCTGGTAGGTCCCGCACGAGGATCGGCTGCCGGAGCCTTAACTTCCTATGTGCTTGGAATCACGCAAGTAGATCCAATTAGGTGGGGCCTCCTGTTTGAAAGGTTTTTAACGGCAGATGGCGATGGGTACCCTGACATCGACTATGATGTCGCCAACCCAATGCGTCTGAAGGAAACTCTTATTAGAGAGTGGGGAAGTAATGTTGTCGTACCTATATCGAACTTCAATACTCTGAAGTTGAGATCCTTGATTAAAGATATCTCGAAATTTTACGATATTCCATTTAAAGAGGTCAATCCCGTTACGAGCAAGATGTTTGATGAAGCAACTCCTGCTGCAAAGGCGGTTCACGGTATCAAAGCCGGAGTGTACACCCCGACTTTCGAAGAGGTTATGAAGTTTAGCTCTACTTTGCAGGAGTTTTTAAATAAGTACCCGAATGTGAAAACTCACATTGAGGCCTTACACGGCCAAGTAAGAAGTGTTAGTCGCCATGCAGGGGGAGTAGTTATCGGAGAAGATCTTGATAAACACATGCCACTCATCAACAGTGGCGGCGTCACGCAAACTCCGTGGTCGGAGGGCATGAATGTCCGTCACCTTGAACCAATGGGGTTCATCAAATTCGATTTACTCGGCTTGGCAACCATTGAAATGATTGAGCAGTGTATTACCAATATTCTCAAAAGGGAGGGTAAAGACACTTCTTTTGAGAATATAAAGAGCTTCTACGATGAGAGGCTGCACCCCGATCTCATAGATCTTGAAGATCAGAGCGTATGGAAAAACATTTTTCAAGATGGAAAGTTTGCGGGGACTTTTCAACTTACTCAGGAAGGCGCACAGAAGTTTTGCGTGAAAGCGAAACCATCCAAAATTGATCACTTAATGGCTATAACCTCCATCTATCGTCCCGGCCCGTTGTCTGCGAAGGTTGACAAACAATACATTTCCGCCAAAGAGAACCCAAATGAAGTTGAATACAAAAACGATATTCTGAAAAAGTATACAGAAGACACTTACGGCTTCCTCATTTATCAGGAACAGATTGCAATACTTGCGCACAAATTAGGGAAAGATGTCTCTCTTGATGAAGGTAATAAGCTACGAAAACTTCTAACGAAGAAGGGGAACCCCGAGGTAGTAAAGAAAAAGAACAAGATCTTCAATAAGTTTTTAGCTGGGTGCCTTGACAAGGGCTTTTCTAAAGAAGACGCCGAGGGGCTCTGGCAAACTTTTGAATACTTTTCGGGGTATGGTTTCAACAAAAGCCATGCGGCCTCTTATTGTTTGATCTCTTACCAGTGCGCGTTCCTGCTTAACTACTACCCTGCTGAATGGTTGGCAGCGTTTCTTGACAGAGAGCCTGAATCGAGAAAAGAACAGGCAATAACAATTGCGAAAGGACTCGGATATAAAATAGAAAGGATCGATATCAATACCTCGGGCGCGACTTGGGGAGTTTCAGAGGATGGGGAAACTTTGGTCCAACCTCTTACCTCTATCAAAGGACTAGGGGAAAAGGCTATAGAGCAAATATTAAATAATCGACCCTTTTCCACAGTTGAAGAGTTGCTGTTCAATAGTGACATCGTTTATTCGAAGTTAAACAAGAAAGCTCTCGACGTCTTAGCTAGATGTGGGGGTTTAAATTCACTAGTCGATGAGAGGTTCACAGGTCTTCGCCATTTCTGGTCTTCTGTGGTGGTAGACAGGCCAAAATCAAAGAAAAGACTGCTTCAAAACATTGAAACATACCAAGGTGAGGGTGATTTTTCCGAAGAAGAAAAACTGGAATATTTAGTATCTCTAACGGGTCTGTTTCCTTTCGATCAAGTGATGACACCGGCTATATTAAGAAAGATTCGAGACGGATATATCAATCCAATTTCGGAGTTCGACCCAGAACTTGGGGATGCTTGGTTTATACCGAGGGCGATAATAAGAAAGAAAACAAAAACTGGGAAAGATTATTGGATTTTGGAAGTCATTGACTCAAATAGTCAGACAACAAAGATAAGATGTTGGTCGGTAAAAGATAGAGATGTAATTTATCTAAACCGCCCATATCATGCAAAGCTATCATACAACGACTCTTGGGGTTTCTCCACGAGATCTGTATATCAAAATTTCAAGCTTTTAGCTTAGGGGGTAAAATGAAAGTAGATACGGTTGTAGGCCTAGCTTACGGGGACGAAGGTAAGGGAAAGGTGACTCATCATTTATTAAGGACTGGGCGATACGATTACTGTGTTCGGTACAATGGTGGCTGCAATGCAGGTCACACGATCTTTCACAATGAGAGAAAATTCGTAACCCATCATATACCCGCAGGGGTGTTTTTTGGGGTAAAGAGTATTATAGGGAGCGGCTGCGTTGTAAGGGTCAAGCAGTTCTATGATGAGATCCGTCAACTAGAAAGATTTGGGATTAAAACAAAAGGTTTGGTCTTTATCGCAGAGAACGCCCATATCATCACTGACGATAATGTTAACGAAGACGCAATAGAGAGTGAACTGGGCACAACAAAAAGAGGCAACGGTCCATGTTATCGTGACAAATACGCAAGAGTTGGCAAAAGGGCAAGCGACAGTGAAAGGCTGAGATCAGATGGTTATCTCTTGGATCTGTATAAAGAATTTTATAGTCAGGAGGAAGACATAAGAATCCTCTGCGAAGGAGCACAGGGTTTTGGGTTGGATATTGATTGGGGAGATTATCCCTATGTCACATCGTCTCACTGTACCACAGCTTCTGCTTGTTTGAACGCTGTGCCTCCACAAGCTATTCGCACCGTTTACGGGGTCACTAAAGCTTATGATACGTATGTCGGAACAAAAGATTTTCAACCTAACGATGAAATCTTTAACGCCCTCAGGGTAATAGGCGAGGAATACGGAGCAACAACTGGTAGACCAAGACAATGTAACTGGCTGGACCTCGATCTCTTAAAGAAGGCAATAAACATTAACGGCTCCAATACTGTTATAATTAATAAAGTGGATATTTTAAGGAAACTAGGTAAATTCGCAGTTAGAATAGGAAGTCAACCTGACGCTCCGGTATTAGAATTCTCTAGCGAAAAGACTTGGAAGGAATATATCCAAAGCGAACTTTCCGATTTAAACTCTAATTATATTAACGTTATTTTTTCAGAATCACCAAAGGAGATATAATGATTTTAGAATACATATTACTGAGAGGAAAAGCACCAACCCGTGCTAACCCATCAGACGCAGGACTGGATTTATATTATAACCCGGAGAACGAGTGGGGGTGGGCAAGTATTCGCCCCGGCCAGAGTGTTGTCTTGAGTACAGGAATAAAGATTGCAGTCCCACATGGATATATGTTCGAGATCAAAAATAGATCAAGCATAGCTGCAAAGAGAGGATTGTTGGTTGGTGCTTGCGTTGTCGATTCGGGGTACGAAGGAGAAGTTTTTGTAAATCTTCACAACGTGGGAAGAGAACCAACGTGTTTGGACGCTGGCGACAAGGTTGCACAAGGGGTTCTCATCCCCGTGGTCCATTTTAGACCGAGACAAGTAGAGGGAGATAAGCTATTTAAGGATCCAATAACAATCTCCAATAGGGGAGAGGGAGCACTGGGGTCAACCGATGAAAAGCAGTAAGGTCCACCGAATATTTCTTTCAAACTTTAAAAAGTTGGTATTAGACTCAGAAAAACCATGGTTGGTTAAATTCACCTCCGACACCTGCCATCTTTGTGAGGGCTTAAAGCCCGTATTTGAGAACGCTGCTTTAGCTTTCAATGGTAAAATCAATTTTGGGAATGTGAACACGAGGGTCGAAAGAAAATTAACCGAACTATTTATAGAAGATGGTGTCCCAACTTTATATTATTTCGACACGGATGGGACCCATTTCGAAGTACCATGGCCTGACAGCCCTGATCCTTCTAGTGGCTACAGTTTTTTTCACCTTTCTTCCTTCCTGACGAGTGTCCAAGATAATGAATAGAATTGTTTTTAAAACACCGGAGGAGAGAAAAGCACAGCTAAGGATAAGGTTGTTTCACGACAACCTGAAGCAGTCGGAGTTCTTTAAACTTATTTTGAGGGCTTATATTGCCGGAGACCAGAGAATATCTCAGATTATAAATGAATATAAAACCGCCTCAAACGTCAAAGAGAAGAAGAAGATGATAACCGACGAGATTTTGAAAAAAAAAGGTCAGCAGGTTATTGACCATTTTGCCCTTGACGACACTCAAATCGACAGTATTTTCGATCTGATCGCCGAAGAGCTTGAAGAATATTAATTTTATTGTTAAAGCGGTGATTTTAAGATTTAAAACACTATTTATTATACAAATCTAATCATATATGATGACAAGGAGATCCTATACATGTCTAAGAATAGAAAAAAAGCACGAAAGAGTGGAAAGTCTTTGCTAAGTGAGCGCACTGTCCGAAGATGGCAGTCTCTCGCTGCGATTAATGAGATGGGGTCTTACGGAGAAGCCTACGACGGGGAAGAAAGAGAAGAAGAGGTGTCCATGGACGATATGCCTAATTTTGACGAAGAAGGCGACTCTGGTTTTGACGAAGAGCCTGACTTCAGCATGGGCGAAGAACCCGACGCCGAGCCCTCCTCATCAGAGGATGAACTTGAGATTTCCAATGAAGAGCTCGAAGGGGCGGAACCACTGCTTCGAAAACTTGCTGACCTCGCGACAGCTAGTATGGGCAATGATGATGAGGATGATTTCGCTGATGAACTCGCGGATCCGATCGGGGATGAAGATGAAGGCCTCGATGACATGGAAATGGGCGACGATTCTGATATGGAAGAAGATGAAGAAGATGAAGAGTTGGCTGAGAATCTCTCAAGACTTGAGCGACTCGATATAAAGGTCGTTGATCAAAATAAGATCGTAAAGGAGGTGATGAAAAGAGTTACTAAACGACTGTTGAATCGACTCAAGTAAGTTACAAGAGACCAATAATCAGCTAACAACCCCAAAGAACTTCCTTTGGGGTTTTTTTTGGAGTAATTATGGATATTTCCGGTTTATATGAGGGGCTTTGGTTTTTTGGGGGTGCCCTATTATACAAGTGCTTGCTCAAAATAATGGCAAACAGCCCAGCAAACAAAGCGGCAAAGAAAACAAGGTTAAAGGCACTAGAGGCTTTCTTAGAAATGCAAACTAATGTACTTCTGGATCTTAAATTTATATTGGGGATCAAATACAAGATTCTCGCAGGGTCAGAATTATTAAGTGAAACGGAAGAGGTCTCAAGACAACTAGACGATAAGATGATGCGGGATTGGGCGTCTTCGAGTGTTTTAAAACTGGAGGCGGTATACCCCCAACTTGATAGGTCAGCGGTTAAAGAATTAGAGAAATACCTTTATACCGTGATCGAAACCGAAGAGTAGAGAATTATCGTAAACAACAAAGGAGTAAACATGTTTCGATTTAGCGAAGAGAAAACTGAGAAAGAATCCAAAGATAAAGAAGAGGAAGCGAACAGCACTCTTTCTCTATCTATTTTTGACGAACTCTCAAGTTCGTCAAGCATGAGAACTGTTGGACTTTATGGCGATATCGACGAAGAAAGGGCAGCAGAAGTCATCTACTCGATGATGTCTCTCTTACATTCGGGTAAAAAAGAAAAAGAGTTGGAAGGCTCTGAAGAGAAAGAGGAGATTTATGAACCATTTGATATGGTTATATCAACCTCGGGCGGAATCGCAGCAGAAATGTTCGCTGTCTATGACGTAATGAGGATGATCAAACAAGATTGTGAAATAGGGGTTTTAGCCCTCGGGAAGGTTATGTCAGCGGGTGTGCTCATATTGGCAGCAGGTACGAAGGGAAAGAGAAAGATCGGAAGAAATTGCCGGGTTATGCTTCATGGTGTAAAGGCTGGCCAAGCTGGGTATGTTCATGAAATGGAAACAGAACTGGCAGAAGTCAAGTGGAACCAGCAACGTTACCTTGATTGCCTCGAAGAGTGCACAGAATTAACGATGAAGCAGTTGAAAAGGTTTGTTGCAAGGAAATCTAACGTTTATCTTACGGCAGAAGAAGCCGTTCAATATGGCATTGCAGATGAAATAATATAGGGAGTCCGAATATGGTTGGGAAAAAGAAGATACTTGCTGAAAGTTTTAGGGAGATGGTTTGGAGTGAACTCGAACGAAAACTGACAGAGGAACCCGCAGAACAAGAAGGCATACTCTTCACGGAGGGGGTCTCCGAAGAAGGTAGCGATGGCTTACCAGATTTAGGTAGTATCCCCCCCGAGTCTTTCACAGAGAGATCATTGGGGACACCCAAAAAAGAAAGTAAGGACGAACTAATCGGACTTGTCAGGGGTTTAAACGGGGATTCCATTGGTGAAAAGCTCACCAGCTTGTCTGGTTACCTTGCACACCCTCCCGCTCCGCAGACCGCAGGGGACGTTAGCAATTTTATTCTTTATGTCAACGCTGTTAAAACCTTGACCAGCATACTCACAGATTTTAGTCCGAGCTCAAGTGGTTTCTTATATGAAGCATTTTTGGCAGCCTGTGTCAATGGTGAACAAATCTCTGGGCGGGAAATTATCCTAGATGGCGAGAAACTAACTAATATAGCAGACATAAAGATCAATGGGGGCTTTTATGGTGTAAAACTTAATAAGAATGGTGTGGTTTCCGGTAGCTTTCGAAACTTAATGGCAACCCTATTAGAACACGATAGCATAACATATCTAACAAGCCTCAAGAAAATAACCGGTGAGGGTCTCGAAATAGAGGGCACAGTAACTACTTACGAAATACCTATTACCTCTGACAACATAATACAGTTATTAACTAGTGCTAGCAATCCTACCAATGTGAGTTCTATGCGCACACCTCAGGCATCGTTTCTTGAACAGTTGGGGGACGCCCTCGATGATCCCGCCGCTGTTGTTCGCGCTATCCAGAACACCTTCCAAGAAAATAATCCCAAAGATGCCGACACCATAATATGGGGAGACAAAGGTAACACAGAGAACGTGCTCAAGACTTTTGATCTTAAAAATTTAAAGACAACTTATGGCTGGCAAAAGGGCGGCAAATTCAAATTTAATAAAACGCAGGTGATCGGACTTGCGGAACAGGGCGCGCCGATCGAACTCAAAATAGGCAAGAAAGCTATAGTAGAAAACATTAAAAACTACCTTGAGAAAACGGAAAGTGGTTTTGCTAAAATTTTGTCCCAAGCTATGCAGGTGCTTGAGAAATTGTCTTCGTTGACCGATAAAACGCACGATTACGCCACCAACGGTTTCGAGGCGAGCACTGGTGGTCAGGCTTTGCAACTTTCTAAAGAGATGGCGAGTGAGACCACCGACTTAATCAACTTAGTAACTGAGTCTAGTTCAGGGTCACCCTAGCTACCGTAAACGACTTTTTCATAGAAAAGTTAGAATTATCTTATTGACAAAACACAGGCCATGTAGTATAATGTACACTACATGGCTTTCTTATTTGGAGGAACAATGCCAAAACTTTTTAAATCAGGGTTGGAATTAAGAGAAAAAATTCTTCGGGGGGCTAACGTACTCGCAGACAATGTTGCTTCAACTATGGGTCCGAGAGGGCGAAATGTGATCCTTCACAATAAAGGTGGGAACCCCATCATTACAAAAGATGGAGTCACTGTCGCAAAAAACGTAGACCTCGAAGATCCTTTTGAAAATCTTGGTGCCCAAATTATTAAACAGGCTTCAGAGAAAACGAATATTGATGCTGGAGATGGTACAACGACTGCTGCCGTTTTGTCTCGCGCTTTATTGGCTGAATCTCAAAAATACCTTGTGGCGGGATTATCCCCTGTTGAACTCAAACGGGGGATGGATAAAGCGGCTGCTAAAATAATTAGTGAGTTAAAAGAGCTAGCGAGGCCAATTAGAAGCAAAGAAGACATAGAGTCTGTCGCTTTCGTTTCGGCAAACGGCGATAAAACTATCGCCGCGATGATTGCCACAGCGGTTGATTTAGTCGGAAAAGATGGAAGCATAACTATAGAAGACTCAAGATCCTCTGAGACCTCTTTGGAAATAAAAGAAGGTTTCAGGTTTAGTTCTGGGTTCGCTTCACCACGCTTCATAACAGACCCTCAGCGGGGAGTGGCAAAGTTTGAGAATCCCCTTATCCTAGTTACAGATTATAAGATTGAGGTGTTAAAAGATATCGAATCAATTATGGGGCAAGCATCGAGGGCTAGTAGACCGCTGATAATCATCTCAGAGGATATATCTCCTGAAGCGCTGGCAACATTGATTGTAAACGTAGTCAGGGGAGCTATAAAGACGGTCGCGGTAAAAGCACCGAGGTATGGCGACGAAAGAAGGAACATTTTACATGACCTAGCTGTTGCTACGGGGGCCGAGTTCATTACTAGGGAATCGGGTAGGAGCTTGAGATCGGCTAAACTCACAGACCTCGGAACTTCTGACACCATCGAAGTTTCAAAATCGACCACGGTGATAGTTGGCGGAGCAGGAGAACCGGATAAAATTGATGCAAGAATTGATTCGTTGAAGCGGGAGATCGAGGAGACGGATAATTTAAACGAGTGTGAAAAGATACAAGAACGCATTGGCAGGTTGGCTGCTGGTATTGCAGTCATCAATGTTGGAGCCAGAACTGAAGTCGAAGCAATTGAGAAAAAACATCGAATTGTAGACGCACTCAGCGCAGTAAAAGCTGCGCAACTGGAGGGTATCGTTGCAGGAGGCGGAGCGACACTGGCTAAAATTGCTAATACTCTGGAAGTTGAAGTGGAGAGCGAAGAGCAACAGATAGGCGTCAATATCGTAAAGGCGGCGGCTCAAGTTCCTCTTCGGCAAATGGCAGAAAATGCTGGTGAGTCACCGGACTTAATCCTTTCGGAGGTTAAAAACTCAGGGTTTGTTGGTTATGATTTCTCAAAAAGACAGGTGGTGGATTTATTGGAGGTGGGGATCGTTGATCCCGTTAAAGTGACAAGAACTGCATTACAGAACGCAGTGTCGGCGGCCTCAGTACTTATAACAACAAATCACGCAATTGTGGAGGTATAAATGTTAGTAGATATTTCTTTTACCGTGAACTTAGATGAGATACCAAAAAGACTGTCAGACTTGTTTTTGGAAGATATACAAAGAAAATATCTCGGAGGCCTCTCAACAGAGCTTGTTGAGATTGAAACGATGCTGACGACAAATAACATGTCTGATAAATTGATTGATAAAATAGATTTATTGAGAAGAAATCTTGCCCTCGCAGACATGCGATTGAAGAACATCTCGGTTATCGCGGAAGGTTATGTTAAAATTAGAGAGGATCAACACAAACAGGAACAATTAAGTGCGCCGAATGACCTCAAACCTTTTGACGAATTTAGTGACAGCGTTCAAGAGATAGTTAAAACTCTTCAGCTTACGAAAAGGGAGCTGGAAAATGAACAAGGGTGATTTACTTTATTTACCGGCAAATGCACGTATAATATTTAGAGATGGCGTCGATCGCTGGGTGTTTTGGGAGACACAAACCCCATCTTCTGCCGTTTTCTTAAAAAACGAACAGGGGGGCGCTTGCCCAATAAATGCTCTACCTAATCCGGTGATAAAAATGTATTGGGATAGTAAATTTTGCTGGACTCCCAAAGAGGATATTTTTCTTGCAAGAAAAAAGGAGGTTTCTTTATGATAAAGTTAATTGAAATATACGAGGATGAGACTGCTGAGTCCCGAGATTACCACTCCGGAGAGGACTTCTACGGGGGCCCTAAATTAAAAACGCGTTATAATCTAAGAGAGGTATTTCTAAACCCAGAATATATTACTTTAATGCGATGTGATGCCTCTTATCAGCAAAAGTTAAGCAGGGGCCTTCTGGTTATCGAGGGTGGCAAAAAACTAAACTCAATGCAAAAATTTACAAAAGTAAATTATGTTTCCGGCAACGCGGCAAGAGAAATTGTCGCTGTCATCAGCGTTGAAGAGTTGGTGAATAGAGTCAATGGCAATAAATCACTTCTGAGGGGATGATGAAAGAAACTAACTTTGTTTCAAGAAAATCTGCCAAGCAGATGCTAAAGGAGGTTAGTAAAGAGAAGAATCTGGTGATGTATTATGTTAGGATGTTCCTAAGTAAAAAATATATAAATCTGTACAAAACCGATATTCTTTGTTCGCTCTGCTCCACTATTTCATATCTTCAGGATTCGCTGAGAAGGTTGTTGGCGACTGAGGGTTCCGAGGACAAGATGGATATCCCCAACTTAGAAGTGCTTATTCTTCGCGCCTATTACCGAGAATATGAAAAGTTTAAAGGGATTTTATTAAACCTAAACGTTTCTTTATCCCTTCATTAAAACTATTTATATCATTGAGGAGGGATAAAATGAGTGAAATTAAAACAATTAAAAAAATAATTAAAGAAATAGAGTCATATGAATTGTGGCAAGTCTATTGTAAATTCGTTATTGACCGTGGGTTTAACATAACGGATATCCTTGAAAATTTTAGAGCGGTTCAGGGGGTAACAGTAGTAACTTCGACAAGGCTATCGAAAACTGCGGATAGAGAAATCTATCTTATAAAATTTAAGTTCATTAAATCGATACCTTGGCCACAATATTTAAAATTTGTAAAACACATCTGCATCCATGATCTGAGGCCCGGAAAAAAGATTCCCGGCTTAAAAAATATAATGTTTTTTAGAAATCCAGAGCGGATCTTATGATAAAAATGAAACCGAAACCACTAAAAAGCCAGAAAAGGGGTAAAGCAAACTCATATAATATTGGAGTTATTTGCTTAGAGAAGGGTGGTAAAATCCTCGTTGGAAAAGTCTCACTCCCCAAAACGGGTGGAAGTCAATGGAGCATCCCTAACGGTTCTGTTAAGAAAGAAGAGAGATGTGTTGACGCCGCGTTAAGGATATTTGAAGAAGAAACAGGTCACACCGGAGGATTTAGGATAGTCGACAGCATAACACTCTTAGAAACAAACAACAAATATAAGATTTTTATATTGGTTATCCCATACTTAAACCCCGGCTCCGTAAGTAACGGGCAGGCTGATTTTTTCACTTGGGTTCCCTTAGAGCGGTTAAGTGATTTAGACCCGAAACACCAGATCTTGGAAAAAATTATAAAATCGGGGGAGTTAAATGAAGAGAAAGTAAGTTTTTACATTTCACTAGTAGGGGAACAAATATGAAGTTATATAGAGGTGCAACCAGACTTAAACGCAGTACGATACCAAAGGATACAAAGAAAAGAAGACTCGATCTTGTGAACTCAGTGGTGATCCACACCACAGGGTATGGTGTTGGCCTACAAAGGATAGTCAAACATCAAAAGGAAAAAGAAGATAGTTTGAAGATTATCGGCGAGATTTACGCACACCGTATGGCGACCATTTTAAAATACAAGGGCCACTTTTTAATTGACCACACAGGAGAGATTTGGCAGTTCTTCGATGTCGGTGAAATTGCATGGCACTCGGGCTCGAAGCAAAGAACCAATCTAAAAAAAAATAAACCATTTAAGTGGTGGTCTAATCGCTGGGGGGGTGTGGTTAAGAAGCCCACAGATCTTCCTTCTTGGGACCATTCTCCGAATATAAACTCAATAGGTATTGACCTGCTCGCCCATGGCAACGGTGAAATCACAGAAGCTTACACAGAAGAACAGTATAAAAGTCTGGCGAGGTTGGTCTACTGTCTTTGTGAGGACTACTCTATACCCTACGAGCGAGAACACATCCTTGGTCATGAAGATATCGACCCGATATCAAGAGGGACAGAAAAGGGTGGCTGGGATCCGAGCCCTTTCGACTGGGATAAGATGTTCGACATGGTTCAGAGTGAGATAGACAGCCGCAACAGAGGGATACCTCACAAGAAGAAGGCGGCCCACTTCGTTGCACCCAGATATCCGAGCTTTTTTTCCATGCTTAAAAGAATTTTTAAATTCTGATTTTTCAATTCTTGAGAGGTGCCCCTGCCTCGTGAACACCTTTTTATATTAAATTTGAATAAATTTTTGGCCACATCGTCCAAAGTAGCACAAGGGGTCAACCCCCAGACCCTAGCTCATTTACTTTTTGGAGGCAATAAGATGAACCTCAGGCAGATAAATGTATTTTTATTATCATCTGTACCAGTGTCCCCCCCTCAGAAACGCACGGTTAGCGAATGGCCGTTGGTCCATATAGCGGGTGGCTCAGCAGGCCACCCTGCTGACTGGTTAATACACCACACGGGATGCTCGGCGAGCATCCGTTGCTCAGTTAGGTTTTTTAGGAGATTAAGATGAAGATAAATAAAAAAAACATAGTCAAGTTGAATTTAATATCGGTAGGTGGAAGTTCCACAACCCGCTTTTCTAAAAGCAAGACGACTGGGTTCGCCCCCGAGATTCCCATGACCATCGCGGTTATGAGTGCGCTGGGATGGATGGGTCACGACGGCTTCCGCATCGGAAATGGAGTTCGGTTCCTTAGGGGGCTAAAATGAAAATAAAATTGCTGATAGGCAGTCAGCTTCGAAGCTGGCGCAGTATGCCAATTATTCTGTTAGGTGGACCCCTCGCACTCGGATCTGGCAGGTTTCTTATGCGTAGGGTCGAGGAAGTACAGGGAGGTCTGCACAAGAAATCTGCCACTCGTTTTTTTAAGAGTCTAAGATGAGTAAATCCTCAACCCTTTCGTCTAAGGGTCGGAGCATGGTCGGAGTCGTCCATGCCTCGCTGTCGCCAAATAAAAACTCAGCCACCAAGAGGCCCAAAGTGAAATATCAAAACCTCCTAGATATTCTATTAACTGCCGATAGTGAAACATTGAACTCACCCGTTCTGGTCGAACACCCCGATACAGGTGAGCTTTTGGAAGCTATAGAGTGTAAGCGGATCAATGACCTGTTCTACGACACGCCAGAAGTTGTCATATTTGTTGAAGACGGGACATACTAACCCCAAAGTTATATTCAGTCCTTCGGGTCGGGCCAACGGCATCGGAGTTAGATTCGTAAAAGATAAAAATGAATAAACAACCAGCCCTTTCGTCTAAGGGTTGAGGAACAACAATGAGGAGAACTCATGGTAAAGGACTTTGGAAAAAAGAAATTTCGTAAATTTGCAAAAGACAATCGGCTTAGGTTGGTCCGAGCCGAAGATGGTTTACCAATAGTTAAGTCTCGCGGTAAAGATATCGCCGGAACCCATCTCTTCGAAGGTTTCGGGAACCATTACGTGGGACTTTATATCTGGCGAGATACAAAGTTCAAGATGTCTCATACTTATTCCAAACTTGTGCGACTTGGTTACGAGCCAATTGCCAAGGCCGAACAGGAGGCCACCTTCAAAATACCTTACAAGAAAGTCCTAAAGATAGCTCGGGAATTTCGGATGATTAAGCGGCGAGTCTTATGAAAATGAAAGACTTTCAACTTTACCTCGTTTATGCCTTATTTCTCCTCACAGTGTGTGACCTCGGGTTAACAAATTACAGTTTAACAATGGGTTATGCTGTTGAGGCAAACCCTGTGATGGAGTTCTATGCCTCTAAAGGCCCGTTGCACTTCGCGGCTGCAAAACTATTTTTCAATACAATCTGCTGTTATATGCTTTATTTTGGAGCAGGTAAATTGGAGGGCCAAAAAGCAAAAATACTTATTATAACTATTTTTATCCTTACACTGGCGCATGTTGGGTTAGTTTTTTATCACTTTTATGGGATTTTGTTTCTAACATAAGAAGACAACCAGAAAGACAAAACAATCACAATCTTTTTTTGAATAAAGCTGCGCCCCCTTCGTCTAAGGGGGGCAGTGGAGAGAGAAAACAATGAGTTCTAAATACAAGTTCGCGGCGGGGGATTTAATCAGAAGAAGAGGTCTTTACCGCAACGCGCAACATACTTACCTTGTTTATGGATTAGGATCTATTGAAGCTTCTGAAGCTGAGCGCGTCGCGCTTCGACCGACCACTGGGGAAGCTTACAGCGTAATTAACATAAAAACTTTGAAACGTGGAGCCGTCTTCACAGCACTTGAAAACCGATATGATAAGGTCGAATCGGGTGAACCCCCGCCCCTGAAGAGATCCAGCCATTGGCAGCCTCAAGGGTCAGATTGATTTGCGATTGCGTCGACCTGTTATCTGTTGTTTGAATAAATTGTCGCCGCCACCGTCTAAAGGGTGCAGAGGAGAGGGGAAAACAATGAGTTCTAAATACAAGTTCGCGGTAGGGGATTTAATCAGAAGAAATGACTTTTGGGACCACAAGCGCCGCCAAGCATACCACATTTACCTTGTTTATAAATTAGGATCTTATGAGGCTTCTGGATATGGGAGCACCACGTTTCGACCGACCACTGTGAAAGCTTACAGCGTAATGAACATAAGAACTTTGAAATGTGAAGTCATCGTATCAGCACTTGAAGGCCGATATGATAAGGTCGTGCTCGAATCACCACATACAAATCTAGCCCGCAGTCATCCCATTTCTTAATCAGCAAAATCTAAACTTTTTTGAATAAAACTTCGCCCCCTTCGTCTAAGGGGTGTAGCGAAACCAGACAAGCACTAGTGAGGCCACCATGTCGTATACATCGCACATCCATGTTCAAGCAATAAGGCTCATGAAAAAAAAATTCCCAACAGTCAGGTCTCTTATATCTTTTGATGAGTGGGAGTCTTGGGGAGAATTAACTACTGAAGAAGCCGAACATGCCAAAGCTAGTGTGCCCAACGACACGCCTATATATTCCTATCATTGTAACGTAACGCCCACTGAGGCAGACCTCAGGGCGTTGATTAAGCGAGTAAAAGACAACGACTATTTATACACCCAAGCGACGCCGAAGCCGGGCACTATTCAAAGTGATAAAGGGGCTGGGTATCTCGAAACAATAGAGAATATCTTACAGACGCCTCAGGAGGTCCTTAGCTATTTTGACGTAAGAGATTTGAACTCTATCGCGAAATTGTACAGCCCAGAGGCGTTGAACTTGAGAAAGGCGTGGACCACCCAGTGGAAAACCAACTACTCAAAATACGAAAAGTCTATGTATTTTCTGACTAGTTGTGTCGATCGATGGGGTCAGCCCATATCGTATTTCTTTTCTGCAAACGGTGCGAAGTTCGATGAGAACTTCGCACCCCCTTTCGAAACATATTGTAGGGCTTTCCCCCGACATATAAAAAGAGCAGAAGGGTACCTGAGCGAACCCAAATATGCAGTAGAAGACATAGTGGAACTTAGGCCATTGAGGAGTTCAAACTATGAACTCAGGATTTTTAACGTCAAGGGCCTCAAGCTGGCTCGCAGTGATTACCGGAGATGGCGTAAGATAGCGGGCTTCGGAGAGAGGGCGTTCGTGGTTATCATAGGGGTCGACGCTATAGCGCCTCGGGGAGACCGCAAAGGAAACAAATTGTACACGGTATTCTCAAGGCAAGACCCTCGCCCATTTCTGATAGAAGAGTCCTTGATCAAGAAACTCCGTGCGGTCAAAAGGAAGGGAAAATGATGAGAAACCTGCTCATAGAACATCTTGAACATGTCGAACACCACCAGCGGTTACTTAGGCGCGAGGCAATGACGATTGAAGAGAACACTCAGGTGGAAATCGGGACATCATCTGCCGATGTGTTTATCTTCAGTAACCACACGTGGCAATCGCGTGAGTTGTTGGAGAGAGCCAATGAACTAGAACAAACCAGCGCTCGCAAAGTAGACTATCTTAATTATCTACTGGACAATGATAAGCTTTGAATAAAATTCCACCCTCCGCGTCTAAGGGATGTAACAACAACCGAAGAGAGAAACCAAGTTGATGAAATTAGCTGATGAATTTCAGAATATAATTATTGACACTATCGAGGAAGATTTGTCGACCAAGTGCCTCGACAATCCAGAGGAACGGGCTATTGTCGCATCAGCGATCACAAAGAAAATTTTACTTAGCTATCCTATAGAAGACCTAGTTAATGTAATTGAACACATAGTTGAACAACTAGACTATGATCTTAATGCCTCCGATCGCGAGGTTATGACAGCAATTAACTGGAAGTACGTCCGAGACGTACAATCACAACTTTGATTTTTTTTGAATAATCTTTCGTCTGCTTCGTCTAAAGTACGTAGCAACAATCAAAACACCACGCTAAGGTGACTAAATGTCTATCGATTTCAAAACTGCACACCTAATTTTGCCCCACATCCTAAGATCGAAGCACCCTGTAATGTTAAGGGGTCGACATGGTATTGGAAAGAGTGAGGTTGTCTACTCACTCGCTCGTGACCTCAACCTTCCTGTCCTTGAGAGGCGCGTATCCCAAATGCAGGACGGGGATTTGATCGGGTTACCATTGATTGATGGAAAAAACACTGATTTTGCCCCTCCAAAATGGTTTCGGCAGGCAATGACCTCACCCTGCCTCATTTTCTTCGATGAAGTCGACAGAGGATGCAATGAAATAAGTCAACAAATATTTGAACTTACGGATTCACGTAAGTTCAATGGGAATCACTTACACCCCGATACTCTTATTGTCTCTGCCGTCAACGGGGGAGAACATGGGGCGCAGTATCAGGTGCGGGACATGGACCCCGCAGAGCTCGATCGCTGGACAGTGTTCGACTTGCAACCCTCTGTAGAAGACTGGTTGACTTGGGGACGCGAGAACGTCTCCCCCTTTACTTGCGAGTTCATCAATCAAAACCGTGTTCACCTAGAACACACAGACGATATCGAACCCAGCAAAGTATACCCCAGCCGCCGATCATGGAAGAGGTTGGATGACACCCTCAAAGCCTCTGGGCTTTTTCAGGGCAAGGTGGACAACAATGAACTGTTTCACCTCGCCTCGGGATACGTGGGGACAGAGGCGGCGTTTGCGCTTGCGTCTTTCTTCCAGAACTATGAGAGGAATGTCACCGCAGAACAGATTCTTGATGAAGGCAGGATTGATTTGACGAAGGAATTTGACATAAACGAACATGCGGGGCTGGTGGAGAAGATGTTCGCTAAGGATACAAACTTCTTCTCTGTTCCGATCAACACCTCAGAAGTGGTTGACCAGAGGTTGACAAACGCTGCAAAGTATTTCTTCGTATTGCCATCTGAGGTGGCTATGAAGTTGTATACTCGTTTCACGTCCGGCGATATTGAACAAACACTGGCTTTCCATCAAACGACGGTTGACGGCTTGTCGGTCTCTGGCCACGTAGTTGACCTATTGTCAGCGACAGCGAAGTAAATCTGAATAATGTTCTCGCTTCTTCGTCTAAAGGTTGAAGCGAAAACATTGCCAAGGGGAAAAAAGTGTTTGATCTTAATTTTCATATTCATCGACTTCTGAGTTCAGAACCTTTCTTTGCTGCGCTTTCGCGTCGCATCACAAAGGTCAGAACGACTGACCTGCCCACTGCGGGCGTAGCAATAGATGAAGAATCCCTCCAATTTATTATGTACTACAATGCAGAGTGGATGGGGGGTCTTCGCGACCCAGAGGTCAGAGATGTGATCATCCATGAGCTATACCATCTGGTCTTCGAGCATGTGGGAACTCGCCTACCCTCTGAAGGTATGACAAAAAGGTGGAATGTGGCCTGTGATCTAGCCATAAACTGTTACCTAGATGATCTCCCCGAGAACGCTCTTCGGGTCGGGCAAGAGGGCACCCCTTGGGAGCACCTCCCTGCTTACAAGGGTGCAGAGTGGTATATGGCGAACATTGACTGGCCCGACTCTGACAGTGCCAGCGCGGACATTTTGGTTGGGGGCAATCGCGGAGTCCACGATAGGTGGGGCGAAGGCTCAGATAATATCATCAGTGAGCGTCTCAAAGAAGTCATGACCGAAGCTGTCCAAGAGGCAGACTCAAAAGGTTGGGGGTCAGTTTCACGAGAAATCAGGTCGAATATTGTCGCCAGCCTCAGGAGAACGGTAGATTGGCGTTGCGTACTCAGATCGTTTTTGTCTCAGTCAACTCGCACTAACAAGAGGTCCACGATGCGGCGACTGAACCGACGCTATCCGTACATTCACCCCGGCAAGCGAGTGACCCGTACCGCAAAACTAGCAATTTCGATTGACAACAGCGGGTCTGTGTCTGACAGTCTCTTAGAACAGTTCTTTGGCGAACTTAACAGCCTTGCGACACTTGTCGAGTTCACCGTGATACCATTTGACACCGAGGTGTCTGAGACCCAGATTTATAAGTGGGAGAAAGGTAATAAGAGACCAGCGACCCGAGTACTCAGAGGGGGGACAGATTTCAATGCTCCTACCAAGTGGGTGAATGGGCAGAAATTTGATGGGCACATCATCTTGACAGATATGGAAGCACCAAAGCCAATCGCCTCACGCTGTCCTCGTCTGTGGGTGACCACAAAGGAAGCGGCGTCAAAACCGTATTTCAAGACAAGAGAGCGAATCATCGGAATATAGACACCATCTCGTGGACCGCCTCCTTACTCACGCTCTTAACTCGAAGAAATAGAATGTTTTTAGATTCAGGATTTTTCTTGAATAAACTTCCACCCCAAACGTCAGAGAGTTGAGACAGAGAGAGACTAGGAGGATAAGTAGTGGCTTGTGAGATATCAGTGTGGCAGAATTTGATTTTGAAACATAACAACAACACAACCCGCCTCTATAGTGGGTGGGAAGGAATAGAGAACAAAGACAAAATTGATTTTATCTGTGGGGAATGGCTGTTGGCCTCTCCCGACTCTTTTAAGTTTCAACAAGCCAAGGAGCTTGAGCGCCGCACAGAATGGAGGCTAATCCTTAAAGGGCCGAGCAACACCGAGTCTTTTTACATAAATAAGCACATGTATGCAAAGCAGGACAACAAGCCCGACATAAAATTAAGTTTCCTTGAAGCAACAGCACTGTGCAACAAACACAGTCTGAAGAACCATCAGGCACCTAGATATTGGTTCGCGGTTCCTCACGGCGGCTTCTTACCACTAGCTGTTGATGAACTATATCGGATAACTGAATCCCAACTCATCAACATCAAGGTTTATGAAGATCTCGACTCTGCGGGATATCGCTTGCCGAACAAAGAAGAGTGGGTTTACGCTCTCAAGTGCGGCAGCCACAGTGAAACGCCATGGGGCGATATCCCACCCGACCTCACACCGCAGGAATTTCTGGAGCCATACGCGTGGTTTTGGGAGAACAGTGGGGGGATAACACAGGAGATAGGCCTGAAAGCCCCCACCCCATGGGGTGTCTATGACATGTTGGGTAACTCGTTCGAATGGACGACGAGTCTGTGGGGACCAGACGAAGTAGCTAAACAACATCACCTTGAAGGAGAAAACACTTGAAAACGCCGAACAACTGGAAATGGGCAGACGCGGAGGTGGAAAACCCCCTTGCTCTTCTCCCCTGTTTGATAAGCTTTGAAAACACCGTGGTCAAATTCTTGTCACAGGGCAGCACAGAGGACGCACTCGCAATCGCACGAGAAAGTGGGTATGACGACGACAACTTCGACTTAGTATGCTTGGCGATGAGTTCAGATCTGAGTTCTCTTAAAGAACTTATCTCGAAAAAACTTAATGAGATAAAAACCATTTAATGAATAAATCTTGAGGCCGATCGTCAAAGGAACGAGACAGGCGAGGCACTGTAGCCCAATAGGTAGAGGCAACGGACTTAAAATCCGTCAAGTGTGGGTTCGAGTCCCACCAGTGCTATGAGCCCTTTGATCGGGGGCTAGTAGGAGGTGGCTCTCCTACGAATGAACCAGTTTGATCACTGGGATAAACAGCCACCACATATATGTGCACATATATGTGGACCGGACCCATAGCTCAGTTGGTTAGAGCAACCCGCTCATAACGGGTCGGTCGAAGGTTCAACTCCTTCTGGGTCCACTGGTTCCAGAGCCCAATGACAAGGGCAAGGGCAAGAGTCTATACAGACAAAACCTCCTTTTTTGTTGCTGTGAGCGCCCACTGGAACCTCTTTTATTCTATGCACCTGTCAATGTTCTCACGAAGGATACAGGAGAGCGAGTGCTTAAAACACTATATCTGAGCCCTTACAGTTTTGATAACCAAGGGCAAAGGAGGGTGATGCACAAAAGAATAAGAGTTTTGTTTGAATAGAATCTCCGCTCTGTCGTCTAAGAGGTGGAGCGGAGATTCTATCATCAACAATCTATTTATAAGAGTAGTAACTTTTTATTTAGGGGGTGCTTTGGTTTCGACAGTATAAAAGAACATAAGAGTGCAGGCTGGAATGGTATCTCCACAAAGAACCAAAACAATAGTTGCAAACAACAACGACTCTTACTCACAAGTTGCATTGGCAGCGTGAGGGTGGTCGCCCCAAACCATCTTAACGAAGAGGGGCAATCAACAGACAAGTTGTAAAAATCAAACAAACTCAGGGGTTATGGCGATTCCCTCTGTTTTATTATCACCTATCTTTGTTGATTTGTTATAGATAAAATTAACCAAGCCTGTGAATGACTTTGATGTCTCATTATGCTGGACGCGGGTTCGACTCCCGCCACCTCCACTTTGGGAACCTGAAATAACTCCCACCGCAGTAGTGTCGAAAGCTTTTTTGAATAAAAACTCAACCCCGCCGTCTAAGGGGTACAGCGACAACAGCCAGACAACGAGGTACTCGTGCATTTTGACTTACTCGATAGCGAAAAATTCCGCGAAAAATTCCCCGCAGTTTCAAAACTTCTCCCAACAACTGCAATCTACTATGAAGATTATGAATCGCAGTCGTTCTCTAAAGCATCCCAAAACACAGCGGCTCTCTACGACTTAGTTCTCAAACTAAGAGAATCGCTTATCGAAAATAAAGACCTTTATTTCTTTTATGACACTGAAGCACACAGTCTTGAAACCGAGGGTGATCCACAGAGAGAAAAGAACGAGGGTCCTTTCTGGGTGGGCAACCGTGCAGTGGATTTTAGGCGTCTTCAGATTGAGATTGATTCTCTTTTAGGGCGACTAGGAATAGAAAAGTCTCAGAGAGACCCCTCCTCGCGCGCAATGTTTGGTGTCGCTCCCTCGTATTTTCAGGTCAGGGAAGCTAAAAGACTGCTTCTTCTATTTTCAGAAAAAGCGATTGAAAATCGGAAGGCGTGGGTTAAGGAGTGGAAGCAAAATTGGTCAACCAAATATAAAAAGGCGATGGAATTTCTTACCGGTACCGATCGGTATGGATGTAGTATTTCGTATCATTTTGGCTCCAAGACAGATTTCCTTGGCGACGGGCACGTGGTGCCTATGCTCAGAGAGTACGTTAGGGAACTAGCTAGACTCCACAAAATTGCAGAAGGATGGTTTGCTGAGCCTAAATATAAACTAGGTGATATGGTAGAATTAAGGTCTGCTTATTCAAACTCATTTCACCTTAAAATCTTTAGCGAAGGCATTAGCACTTGTAATGAGCTCGGCTGGAGAGAACTCGATAGGTTAAAGGACATGCAAAAATCTCGTCGGGGATTTTTGACTATCATCGGGATCAATCCGAGAATTCCCGTAGGCCATCGCAGAGGCAATAAACTATATAAAGTCATTGTCGCTGGCGATACAAAACCCATATTAGTTGAGGAAGCCATCATCAAAAAGATTCGAGGCATCAAAAAGAAAAAGAAGAAAGGAGATAAATAATGTCATCTGCAATGTTACAAAAAATTAAATATCTACGTCGGCAAAAATCAGCACTGGAACAGTTTTTAATTTCACTAGATGAATTAGAGGAAGTTTCCTGTGATCTCTTCGACGATATTGTCATGTGCAGGAATGAAGGGGAGGACACTTGTTTAATAGCGGTCGAGCGTGCCGAGCTTCGGCTTGAAGCAATAACTCAAGAGTTGTATGGCCTTGAGTATTTGCTCTATCTTGATGATGGCCATATAGATCAGGGTGAGGATCAGCAACATCACCCTCAAGGCACCCTCAACGGACGTGCTTCGCTGCGTTTGACACCAAGACCTGAATGGTTTTGAATAAAAACTCAGCCCCCTCGTCTAAAGGAGGCAACGACAATGGGTGGGGTCCTGAAGAGGTCGCGTTTCGAATGGGCTATAAGAGTATGAGAGACATTAAAGGCGCTCTTTTGGGGAGTTCGACTCTCGGTAAGGGCATTGTATTATCGACAGAACCCGAGCGCCCGCAAGCGGAGCCCATCCATCCCCTTCGAGCATGTCAGACGCAGGGCTACTCGGCGGCGCATATCGACCCTGCGGGATCATACATTATGATCCCGCAGGGTCTTGCAAGGGTGTATTGGTTGGAAGCGTACAATAGTTATTGGCAAATCACCGCAGAGAAATACTACTTGGGGCCCAGCGGAATATATCTGTTCCGTAATAATTATTTTGGGGAGGTAAAGATTCTTTCTATCCCCGACACACTGACAGACCAAAAATATTCTTTTGAATAAAAACTCAGCCCCCTCGTCTAAGGGTCGAAGCGAATGAGACAGGGTGAAAACAATGAGAAAGTTCCTAAAACTGATTAATGACTTAACATGTTACACGAAAAACAGAAATGGCTCATTTGCTGAGCTGTTTTTCAACGACGCCGATGATCTCACGATGGCGACAGCCATAGAAGTTGCCGAAGACGGGATCGAACTCAGCTTCTCCGTCCAAATCATCGGTACGGCAGAGGAAGTTGACCGCAGATTAAGGGCGATAATTGCAGTCCTCGATGAGTCAGGAGACAAAAAGTGAAATACGTTGAATTGCTCGAAATCCTCAGGGGCCTGTCTGTTGAAGAACTAGAACAAACAGTAACAATATTCTGCCCTATTTCGGATGAGTATACGGCGGTTACCTCAGCCGGGACCGCCTCTTACGATGATGTTTTGATGGCAGGCGACCTTTTTCTTCAAACAGCCATAGAAGCCAGTTGTAACAATTGTGGTGACCCAACTAATGACCCAGCTAGTTGCTTGTGTTGGATATCGCGTTGGGGATCTGATAAATGACCCCCGAGGGCAGTTCGGGCTGAATAAACTTCCTACTCATTCGTCCAAGGATAGAGTTTCAATGTAACCGTTGGCAACAGCACTTTTCAACAGAGGTGGGTCGGAGTTTGAATAAAAAACCGACCCCCTCGTCTAAGGATTGGAATGAAGAGCTTGAAGGTTTCCGATATCAATACTAATGAAAATCGTATCCGGCGCGGCACTGGAGGACATAAAAAGTCTCAATCCCCGTCCGACAGGGTGTCTGAAGTTTACAGACACGCCTATGAACTCGGCAAAGCCTATTATTTCAAGAGGCTTTCGCAGATAGTCTATGGGGATAAGAACCCAACCCTGAACGCCCATATTTATTTGTTTAACGAATATCAGATCCATGATTTTGAGTGGTCAGAAATAGAGAAACTGGTTGTCGATATCGTTGGTATGTTCGATGTCGATATCGTTGATGAAGATTTGTTTCAATGGCTTCACAGTAGCGTCGCCATGGACTCTCTGCTTTTGGATCACAGGATTAACTGATTTTTTTTGAATAAAATCTCAACTCCAACGTCTAAAGACTGGAGCGAATGGAAACGAGAACACAAGGGAGAGTTGTCTACTATGACGAAGAAAATTATTATTGAGATGTCTAAGACAAAATACTATGACATCGAAGTGAACGTTGATCTGGGAGAGGCGGAGTTTGATAATAAACTCAGGGAAATTGTCGAGGAAATTGAGAACGCCCTTGCGCACGATGTCAGTGTTGAGATGGAGAGGCCAGATTTTGATCTGAGTTTTGACCCAGAGGACCACTACGGGGGCGGGTGTGACATAGAGTGGATAGGGTATGAGGTTGAGTGAAACGGAAATAAGAGGGACACACGTCGCTGCTTGATGATGAGAGTTACTCTTAATTGAATAAAAGATGAATAACTATCGCCATCAAACGTCTGAGAGATGAACAGCAGCAGGGAGAAACAAATGTTTAAGGTTCACCTCAATAAACGCCTCAGTCGAAAGGGCAACGCAGTCTATTCTGTCTTAACCCGCTCAGAAGGAGGCTGGCGGGTTTCTCAGCATACCAGCAATTTGACCATACAGGATGCAATCTTTAAGGTCCAAAAAGGGGGCAGTTATCGAGCAAAAAAAACCGGTCAGAGGAATGTACACGCATTTATCTGCGGTACACCAACGACACTGGCTCTCTCAGGTAGTCAGAAGCGTGTCTCATACAATCCATTCAAGGAGGATACATTTGTTATTGTAGGCTCAGGGGAAGCGATCAGCGAAGCACCAATCGTGGCTTTTAGGCCCGACGGGGTGTGGATTGAAGCTTCAGCATCGGGAAGTGAAAAATAAATCTGAATAAAACTTCAACCCAAACGTCTAAGGGTTGGAGCGAATCAAACCAAACAAGGAAAACACATGAATGAAAACAAGAACAAAAAAATCGAGTTTGACTATGATAAGGGTGGGGAGGCTGCGACAGGACATTTCGAGCGCAGGACGCTCTTTGTCACAGATGTATCTGAAGGGTTGATCAAAGGGATTGACATTGATCGAGAGGGTTGGCGCTCTTTCTCGACAGTAAAGATGAGCAATATTTCGACCTCAGATTTGAGGTTGGAAGAAAAGCGGATCGTCGAACTTAATCTACCCCCTGATCACACGATTACTTTGAAATAATCCGAATAAAGCTCCAACCCGAACGTCGAAGGGTTGGAGCAAACGAAACAATAGAGGTAAACGATGAACAGAAAAGACACCCCCAGACTCCAGCAAATTGAAGAGGACACCACCCCGATTGTGCAAGAGTGGGACGAACTTATAGAATTTATACACAGATTTAGTAACCTTACGCAAACGAACGCAGCCAAGCTGGGTTTCAACCTCGCGGTATCGCAGATGACAGAACTTTTTAGTAAAAATGAACAAATTTCCAACCCAAGCGTCTAAAGGTTGAGCGAGTGAAAAAGAGAACAAACAGTACGAGAGGTTAAAATGGTTCACTATTCTGACGGCTCTTCCTCAGGAGAGATCGAATATCGCACGATGCAGCTAATCCAGTTAAAGGCGGCATGTCGATTGCACATGGCAGGGATGAGATCGCGGCTTCCTTTGACTAAGGTTGGGGCCCAGCTTGGTTTTAAGTGTCGGACAGTAAACCAGCTTAAAAGAGAGGTTGAGGCCGAGTTAACTTTGATTGAGGCAGGGGATTAATAAGATGGAAAATTAAATCTGAATAAAGCACCAACCCGAACGTCGAAGGGTTGGGGCGATTGAACACCAATAGGGAGAATGACTGTGAAGAAGATTATAATCGAACTGTCCAAAACGATGTTCTATGACGTAGAGGTTGTTGTACCCGAAGAAAATAATAACATTAATGAGGAGATTGAAAAGGTCGCATCAGAGCTGACGGCTGCGCTTCAAGAAAGCGGCGGCTTCGTTTGCAACGGCTTCGTTTGCTCCAACCCTTCGACGTTCGGGTTGGAGCATTATAGAGATGAGAGCTGTGTTAATGAAATTTGCAGTTATTGGCAGAAACATTGGAATGGGATTTCTGAGGTCGAATATCTCGGGTATGAAGAAGCCACCCCCCGTGATATTTTGCAGTCAAGGTTATTCAGAAGTGAATAAAGGTTCAACCCAGACGTCAAAGCGTTGAGGCTTTATTCAATCAGAAACAAGGGGGAGCAAATGGTGATATTTGAGGGTCATGAGGTTCATATAGGGTGGCTCAATTCACATTTTATTCTTGTCACTATCATCTCCCCCTCTGGGGAGGTTGAATGTAAGAGGATCAACCCATCATCTCTAGGGTTTGTGCCCTCTGGCTCACAAATCCGCAAGCGAGAATTTTTTTTAATTAACCAAAAACTGAATAAACTCCCCCCCCGCTCGTCTAAGGCTTGGAACGAAGAGACTAAGGGTTCCTGATATCAGCGCCAATAAAAACCAACCTCGTTGTCTATAAGAACAAAACGAAGAGAGAGAGATACATGTTAACTTTTGCTTTTATTAATATAGTTTTTCTGTGTTTGGCACTGGCCCTCGAAGGTGCCGCAGCGCCACCAAAAAAATAAATCTGAATAAAACACCAACCCAAACGTCTAAGGGTTGGAACGATTGAATATTTAGTAAGGGAGGAGTTGATGTCACGTAGCAGGAAAAAAACACCAGCGTTCGCAGCCGTCAGCGCACGACCCCACGTCAAGCGCCGTTGGAAACGCGCACATCATCGCAGGCGCAGAATGGCTGAGCGTCAGTCTCATGCTCGATGGACGCGGTACGATAAAAGTGTCACCCCCTATAAAGATTTTTCTGCTACGGGGGGACTATATTATGACTCCGAAGTAACTCCAGCACGCATGAGAAAATAAAAACGAATAAAATTCCAACCCAGACGTCAAAGGGTTGGAGCGAATCAAGCAAGGGGGAACAAATGGATCACCTAGACTATTATAAGAACTTTGAGACGAGCGACGTAAGATTAGAAGAATGTTTAGCGGGGTGCGGGGAGGTTATAGACGTTAACCGTGTTGAGTGTGAGATAATTGAGGACTCAAGCGGTGTTGGACCTATCTGTCATCATTGCGGTGCTGAGGAGTGAGGTTGCATGAGAAAATAAAACCACGCACATGTGAGAATAAAACCACGCACGCACGAGAATAAAACCACGCACGCACGAGAATAAAACCACGCACGTATGAGAATAAAACCACGCACGCACGAGAATAAAACCACGCGCACATGAGAATAAAACCACGCGCACATGAGAGAATAAAAGTGAATAAAACTTCAACCCAAACGTCTAAGGGTTGAAGCAAATGAAGCCAGTTGAAACGAGAGGACAGCATGAACTTGAAGCAGATCGATGATATTATTTATTTTTGTGAGGAGTATAATGTTGATCATGAAGTCATAGAGGAATATCAGGGGTCCCGCTCTCACGGTCGTGCGACCGCTGCAATACAAATACCGGCGCGAGATAAGAACGGTGACGCCCAATTGCTTAATGAACTCTTGACCGAAAATCTAGGGTTCCGGCGGGACTGGTCTGACCCGTTCTGGATTTGGTATTGAATTGGTTTGACTGACGGGAGTGACTGGGGCTGTGTTGTTTGAATAAAGCTTCAACCCAAGCGTCAAAGGGTTGAGGCAAACGAGAGTGAGAAAATAAACTTTGAACAAAACTTCAATCCAAACGTCAAAGGGTTGGAGCGAATGAAAACGAGAGTGAGAAAATAAAAGTGAATAAAACTTCAACCCAAACGTCAAAGGGTTGGAGCGAATGAAAACGAGAAAATAAAAGTGAATAAAACTTCAACCCAAACGTCAAAGAGTTGTAAGTGAGCGAGAGTGAGAAAATAAAAGTGAATAAAACTTCAATCCAAACGTCAAAGGGTTGTAAATAGAAAGGGGAAAAAATCATGTCTACTTTTACTTATGAAGTGTTAAAGCAATTTGCAGTTAAAATTCTAGTTGCACAAACCGGACGTGATATGGACAACGCTATGACCTATATCAGGGATAACGTATCAAAAACACCCTTTATCGAAAAACGACTCGCAAAGTTTGAGAAATTTTTGTTGACTGGTGTACCCCAATTCTCCATCTGGACTGAGGGAAATTCCAAGCTCCCGTTCTTATCGTTTTCGGGGTTGCCCGGAAAGTTTACATGTCCCGGCGCTGGTGATTGTTTGACGTTCTGCTATTCGTTTAAGAGTTGGCGCACGCTATCCCCTTTCATGAGACAGTTACAAAATGAGATTCTCGTTAGACGAAACGACAAGGCAATCACAGACCAACTTGACGCTCAATTGAGGCGACGCAAGTATAGTGGTAGGCTTGTCAACGTTCGTCTTTATGTTGACGGTGATTTCTCGTCTCAAGATGATTTGGATTTCTGGTTGCAGATTATAAGAGATAGACCATCGCTTCGAGTATATGGTTACTCTAAAAGCCTGCATCTTTTCCTAAACGGGGTTGACGTTCCGTTCAACTACAAGCTGAACCTTAGTAGCGGTGGAAAGTTTGATCACCTTCACGAAAGTTTTATCAAGGATCGCCTCGGTTGGGTACGAGGTCGCTTTACAGCGGTACCAACGGTCCATCGAAGGATGGATAAACTCGACAAAGACGACAAAGCAAAAATGAGGTTGTGGGCTCGCGAAAATTTCGGCCCGAAAGCTAAGACATTCATCTGCCCGTCTAAATGCGGTTCGTGTACGAAGATAGGACACGCTTGTGGTTCTGAAAAGTTTCAAGATGTAAACATCCTGATACCGGTTCATT